TGTAGAAGTAGAAAGTTTGGAATAGGACAAGAGATAATGTTTCCTAACTTGACTGACCTGCAAGTGATAGATTTAGAAGATCCATACTATTACATGAATGTAGATGGACAGAGATTAAAATTAGATAGTGTAAAACATTTAAGGCAACAAAGTTTATTTCAAGAATCCTGTATGGTGCAATTAAAGTTTAGACCACCTACATTAAAAGAAAAAGATTGGGTGGTAGTAACTAACCAGTTACTGAACAATGCAGAAATAACAGAGCCTGCAGAGGGTTTACGTACAGAAGATCAATTAAGAAATCACCTGGAGGAGTTTTGTTTAAATAGATTATCTTCATCAGATAAATCAGACTTACCAAAAGGAGGTGTGTGGACAAACAATGGATACCATCACTTTGTGTTTGATAGATTTTACCACCAGTTTCTGATGCGTAGAAGATGGGATCTTGGATATTCTAGAACGGCGCAGATGTTAAAAGAAAAATGTGATTGTGAAAATAAAAGAGTAGGAAAAGAAAAATTATCAGTGTTTGCTGTTAAGGAGTTTGACAAAAAACAAGAAGAGTATAAACAAAAAGTATTAAAAGAGGAGTCACCATATTGATAGCGGCGATGGATCTATTGGCAATAACAATGTTTACTGCCCTCTGGATCTATCTTCACTTGGGGTTATGAAAACAATTGTATTAGGACCACCTGGAACTGGAAAGACCACAACTCTACTAAACAAAGTAGACGAGTATTTAAAAAATACAGATCCAGATAAAGTTGGGTACTTTGCATTTACACAAAAAGCAGCATACGAAGCAAGAGATAGAGCGATTAAAAAATTTAATTTATCAGAAGATGACTTACCATATTTTAGAACACTACACTCACTAGCATTTAGAAGACTTGGGATTAAAAAAGAAAATGTAATGCAACGAAGACATTACAAAGACCTGGGTGAGAAGTTAGGTTTTCCTGTAAACTATGCAGTGTACGAGAATGATCACAACGGAATATTTACAACAGATAGTGAGTATTTAAGAATAATAAATTTAGCTAAACTTAGAAACATCACACCAGAACAACAGTATGATTTAAATGAACATAACCAGGATCTGGAAAGAGATAAATTAAAAATAATAGCAGCAGAGTTAGAGAGATATAAAAAAGAACATGGTTTGATAGACTTCAATGACATGATTTTAAATTTTAAAAGATTAGATAAGTCACCAAAGTTTGATGTTGTATTTATTGATGAAGCACAAGATTTATCTAATATGCAGTGGGACATGGCAAAAACAATCTGGAATAAAACACAAGATTCTTTTATTGCAGGTGATGATGACCAAGCTATATTCAGGTGGGCAGGAGCTGATGTAGATTCTTTTATTGCACAAAAAGGTTTGATGATGCCGTTGAAACAATCTTATCGAATACCAGCTAAGGTCCATAATCTGGCTATGGGATTAATAAATAGAATTAAAAAAAGAATTGATAAAACCTGGAGTCCTAAGACTCATGAGGGTTCTTTGTCAAGACACGATGATTTTGAACAAGTGAACATGTCATCGGGCGAATGGTTGGTTCTAGCTAGAACTAAGTATATGTTAGATCAGTTGGAACCAACTTTATATTTAAATGGATATTACTATCAAAATAAATTTAGAAAGAATAAAGAACAGAACCTGCATCTGGCAGCAACTGATTGGGAAAATTTAAGAAAAGGTCAGCTAGCAACTTACGATCAGATAGAAAGAATATATGGTTACATGAACAACAATGCAGACAAAACTAAATTAAAAAGCATGATTAAAAATATGTCTTACGATATGAATACACTAAAAGAAAGCTATGGACTAAAAACAGATACTGTATGGTTCGAGGCTTTTGATGATGCAGCAAAAAGAGAGACAGACTATTTAAGAAAGATGAGAAAGAATGGAGAGAAGTTAAACGAAGCACCACGTATAACTCTATCTACAATACATGGTGCAAAGGGTGGTGAAGCACAAAACGTTGTGCTGCTCACAGACCTAAGTTTAAATACAATGAAATCATACGAACAAAACCCAGATGATGAAAATAGATTGTTCTACGTTGGTGCAACACGGACCAAGGAACATTTACACATCATAGAACCAAAACAAAAATACAAAGGATTTACAATATGACGACTAAAGATTTGTTTAAGGGCACGACATATAACTCACTGGAGGAGCAGGTAGGCGGAAAACACTATCGCAATATGAAAATTCAGCCAGCAGAGTTTATCAATGAGAATAAATTGCTTTTTGCAGAGGGCAATGCTATAAAATATATTTGTAGACATCAGTCAAAAGGGAAGGAAGAAGATATCAAGAAAGCCATACATTATCTGGAAATGATATTGGAAAGAGATTACTCATGATACAGAAACCTATGTTTTCACCTCAAGTGGAATGGTTACCACCGGAGGAGTTTAAAGATTTATCAGGCTACGATGATATAGCAATTGACCTGGAGACAAAAGATCCAGAGTTAAAAACTATGGGATCTGGCTCTGTTACAGGTAAAGGTAGAATAGTTGGAATAGCTCTAGCTGTAACAGACTGGTCAGGATACTACCCTATAGCTCATGAAGGTGGCGGTAATATGGATGAGAAAAAGGTGTTAAATTACTTTAGAACCATTCTAAGTTTACCAGCCAGAAAGATATTTCACAATGCAATGTACGATGTATGCTTTATTAGAGCTGCAGGGCTGGATATAGCTGGGGAGATCGTAGATACCATGATTGCTGGCTCTCTCGTGAACGAGAATCGCTTTCGTTACGATTTAGGCTCCATGGGTAGGGATTACCTAGGAAGAGGTAAAAATGAGACTATTTTGGCCGAAACAGCCAAAGAATGGGGTGTAGATCCTAAATCTGAGATGTACAAACTACCGGCTATGTATGTAGGTGAATACGCTGAAAGGGATGCAGAACTTACACTAGAGCTGTGGGAGGAGATGAAAAAAGAAATCTATGTGCAAGATATAGAGGACATATTTAAATTAGAGACAGAACTTTTTCCTTGCCTCGTTGATATGCGTTTTTTAGGTGTTCGAGTAGACTTAGACAGAGCTCACGAATTAAAAGACAAACTATCATCAGAAGAAAAAGCATGCTTACAAAAAGTAAAAAAAGAAACTGGAGTAGATACCCAAATATGGGCAGCTCGATCGATAGCGCAAGTTTTTGAAAAACTTCACCTACCTTTTGACCGAACTGAAAAAACTGATGCTCCATCTTTTACTAAAAACTTTTTACAGAATCATCCTCATCCTGTTGTTAAACACATTGCACGTGCTAGAGAAATAAATAAAGCACATACAACGTTTATTGATACCATATTAAAGCATTCACATAAAGGACGAATACATGCAGAGATAAACCAACTTAGATCAGATCAAGGTGGTACAGTAACTGGTAGATTTAGTTATGCTAATCCAAACCTCCAGCAGATTCCGGCAAGGAACAAGGAACTTGGACCAATGATCAGGTCACTATTTATACCTGAAGAAAATTGCACCTGGGGTGTATTTGATTATAGTCAACAAGAACCAAGACTAGTTGTGCACTATGCTGCATTACAAAACATGTATGCAGTGGGTGATGTATTAGATGCATACAACGAGGGTGATGCAGACTTTCACAAGATTGTAGCTGAGATGGCGGATATACCAAGAGAACAAGCAAAGACTATAAATCTTGGTTTATTTTATGGTATGGGTAAAAATAAATTACAGGCAGAACTTGGTGTTAACAAAGAGCGTGCTGAAGAATTATTTAAACAATATCATTCACGTGTACCATTTGTAAAACAATTGATGGATAGTGTTATGTCAAGAGCCCAGGATCGTGGTAAGGTAAGAACTTTGCTGGGTAGACTATGCAGGTTTCATCTATGGGAGCCCAACCAGTTTGGGATTCATAAACCACTGCCTCACGATGCAGCGCTCGCGGAACACGGACCAGGGATCAGAAGAGCATATACATATAAAGCTTTAAATAGATTGATACAAGGATCAGCTGCTGACATGACTAAGAAAGCTATGATAGAGTTACACAAAGAAGGTATTACACCACATATACAAGTGCATGATGAGCTTGACATATCAGTTGATGGTAACGCTGAGAAAATAAAAAACATCATGGAATCTGCTGTTGAGTTAGAAGTGCCTAACAAGGTGGATTATGAGTCAGGTCCAAACTGGGGAACGATTAAATAGTGTTATTAATAGATACATACCTAGATAAAAGTAAAATACATGGAGTGGGTGTCTTTGCAAAAGAAAATGCAAAGAAAGGAGAAAAAATAAAAGAAGTTAGACCTGAATTTGAAATAGAGTTTAATAGTGAAAACTTACCACGTATGCCTTTAGCTCTCGCTAAATTTATTGATACACATTCTTATGAAAGAGAGTTTGGATCTAAAATGTTTGTAATGGGGATTGATAATGAAAAATATTTAAATCATAGTGCAGACCCAAGTGTGAACGATAATGGTATTGCATTAAAAGATATAAAAATAGGTGACGAAATAACAATAGACTATAGAGACTTTGATGATAGTATGGAAGCATGGCTTACTTAAATGCAAATATACCTGCAACATATGCACAAATAAAAAGAGAATATTTATATGATTGTAAAAAACATCATGGAGAAGTTGAAGACTGTGTTATCTTTGGTATGTCGGCTCTTGAAGGAAGGGCTATTTTATTTCATGCCATTATGGAAAATGGTGCAGTCTTTTATAGACTACCTATATCAGCGTTTATTCAGAGAGGATTCGATCCAAAGAAAGTTCCAAAGAGACGCTTGGATGAACTTCAGCTTTGGAATTGTTTTTCTTATTATCCTGCTGTCACTAGCTGGGATTTTTTAGTATCACAATCGGGTAAATATATTGGTAAAGATAAAAAATGGCATAGAGGTAAATATTTATTTACTATTGACTTTGCGCATCCAGAGAGTAACATAATCGATACTGATCATTCAGAGATTCCGCACGAACACAAGTGCGCCCACATACTTGCCCTTGATGATGGTAATTATGCAGCACAGCCTAATAATAGATTAATTTGGGATATACCTTCATTTACAGTTAAGGATCAAATCCCTGATTGGAAAGTGCAAACATCTGAATGGAATGTAGAGGACAGCACTCAGTGGCGAACAGAGGACACTGATAAGTTCTTTTATGAAATAGAGGAGAAAAAAAATGATTAAAAAACTTTGGAAAAAAATTAAAACTTGGTTTTTTGGAATAAGAGACTAATGATTGGGGGTTGTTATGGACTACAGGTTCACAGCAATACTTATAATTTTGTTATGTTTGTTGGCGGTTTTTGTACGGCCACCACAGCCGTTGCAAGTTGATCCAAAAGATTATATAATCCCGCTACCAAAACCAAAACATGAGTAAAAAACCTTTAACAATATCTGAATCTGCCGCCGTGCAGATGCCTATGAAGACGGTTGCCAGTCTGATAATTATCGTGGCACTCGGCACCATGGGTTACTTTCAGATGGTTGAGCGTCTAAACATTGCAGACACCAAGATCAAGATAATGGAGCAGGATGTCGAGCAGAACACAGAGTTTAGAATAAAATGGCCACGTGGACAAATGGGATCACTGCCCGCGGATAGCGAGCAATACATGATGTTGGAGGAT